GGACTTTTCGCATTAAACAGCGAAACTTTAAGATGGTCGCCAATCAGCGAGTATTACAAACCCAAATTGTTGAATTTGAGGGATCGCTGATGGATGGAGTCTCGGTTCAAGTACTTGAGCGTTGGTTTAAGACTGCAGTCCATAATTGGGATAGAGAGCAGCTTAATTTTAAGTGCGCTCAACAGAATATCTTGAGCATGGAACTCTGCGCGAGTTGTAATCAGACTACACTCAATTGTCTGTGTATGACGGCCCAGGGATTTTTCCTATCCTTTGGACTGGGTATGTTGTTGATGTATGTCTACCTTAGGGCTGACAATATCATTGCGTATGCCTCACGTTATATCATGAAACAGAAATGTCGTTCTTTACGACTTCAGATGATTAATAGAGTGTACGCTCGAGATACCAGAACACAACTGCAGAAGTATGGTGATGTGATGCGAGAGTATCACAATCTTCCTATTGCTTTGATTTCAGTTGGTTTAGCTTTGGGAGCTACCTGGAAGATTTATAATTCTTCACAAGAGATAAAGAAGTTGACGGCTCAGGGGCAGTTTTACCCCAAACCTCGCGAAAATGAACGTCTGAATGTGTGGGGGCCTCGTAATGAAGTCAATACAACTTTCTTTAGTCCCACCAGTTCTTCCAACATTACTAAGGAGCAGCTTCTGAACCGTTTGAGGAAGGCTATTGCTAAAGTTCAGTTTGCCGAGCGTGCTGATGGTATGCAGGAAGTTTCCGTATCTCATTTATTTGGTGTAGGGGGGAATTACTGGCTTGCGTGCGAACACACGGTTCCTAAGACGGACTCATTCTATATCCAGTTGAGTGTAGGCCATGAAGAAGGAGTGGGCACTAGGACAAATTACAATAGGATATCTCAATCCTGTGTAGTGCGTCGTCCAGATTTGGATTTGGCTCTCATATATATTGAGAAGTTCATACAAGTGCGGTCATTCGAAAATCTTATGAGTGACTCCCTACCAAGAGAAGGAAGTTGCTTGTCTTTGGTATTAGATAGCCCAGGAGACACTACGAACTATGTCAACGATGCTCCCTTTTATGAGAATACTATTATCAATGAGGATAAGAAGCGTTTAGTTGGCTATGATTATCGAGTTGCAGAAGGAACCTTTTCTGGTTTGTGTGGAACTCCCGTGTTTGCAGACATTGGTACTCAAAAGGTACTTTTGGGTATTCATAGCCATGGAAGGACAGGAACCTCTTATGGATTTGTGACACGCGTGAATAAGAGTGTGATCATGGACATGATAGAGGAGCATGGTAAACCTATGATGAGTGAGAGCAATGTGATTGTTGAGCCACGTCATGAAAAACCCATTTTAGAAACTGTACCTCCTTCAGCTGTGTTGTGCGATTATGCTGAAGGCACTGCCGCTGTGAGAGGTACCGTTATAGAACGAGTGCACTCTACATCGTCAGTAAGACCGACGATGGGAGCTGAGTTTTTCAAGAGGCATGGTATAACCACCACTAAATGTGCCCCTGTCATGAAAGGCGTGCGACCCCAGAAAAAGGCACTTTCTGATATGTTACATCCTTTGGAGGTAGATGAAGTGATTTTGGCTGAGTGTGAGAAATCATTTTTGATGGATATACTAGCCAAAATACCCCGGGAGGTAATACAGGAAATGGTTCACCCCTATCCACAAGATGTTGCCTTAAACGGGTTTGCAGGAGTTGCTGCCGTTGATGGTATACCGCGTAGTACGAGCTATGGATGGCCACAAAACAGGAGCAAGAGATATTCACTCCGTGCTGGTGAGCCAAAGCCATTTGCGGACAACCCCGTCGAGGTGGTGCCTGAGACGCAAGCTGTTGTTGATGAGATTGAAAGGCGGTATGTCAACAAGGAGTTAGCACATCCGGTGTTTACCGCAGCGCTCAAAGATGAGCCTGTCTCAGTGAAGAAATTCACAGAGGGGGCAACGCGAATCTTTTGTGGTGCTCCTTTTCCTTGGACAATAGTGGTCCG